CGGGGGCTTGGAACCCCGAGACCCTCAAGCACAAATTAGCCGAGATTTTCCCGGAGGACAAGCAACGCATAGGAAACTTGAAAACACCAAAACAAGTCAGCGATTTCCTGCGAAGCAAAGGATATTCCGGTGTCGTTTACAAAAACACAGGCGAAGTGGCCGGTTCGACTTCGTACCGCAGGGCTGTAAACGCCGCCAAAAAAGAGATGCTGAAGGTGTTCCCAGTTGAAAAAAATAGCTTTTCTCCTGCGGATCAGAAAGTGCCAGAATACATGACATGGGCCGCCGCGTTGAAGGAGTATGAGAACTTCCGAGAGGAGAACGGGGAGGACTCTTACGTTGTATTCGACCCGAAGCAGGTGGCTTCCGCCCTCGGCAGCACATGGGTGCGCGGCGATGTAGGCGCGAACATATTGAAGCAGGGAGAAACCCCCGCCACCCCGGCGCCGGGCAAGCTTACCCTTGCCGCGTGGGCCGCGATGTCCACCGAGCAGCAGCGCCCCTACCACGAGAAGTTCGCGGAGACCTGGGAGCAGTACCTCTTCACCGGCAAAGCGCCGACGAAGAAGATGGAAGGGCTGATGCGTCGGTTGTCAGACTGGATGCGACGTGTGTATATCACGATGAAGGGCCTCGTCGCCAAGCGTCAACTGGCGGATCTCAATCCTGAATTGTCCGCAGTGATGGACCGCATGGTGGCCACTGAACAGGAGATATCCGACGCGTTGGCCCGCCGCACTTCGGAGGCGTTGTTCCGGTCCGCTGTTGAGGCGGGGATGACACCGGAACAGTTTTCCGCTTACATGGCTTTGTCAGACTCAGCCAAGGCCGAGGCGGAAGAGCGGTTGCGCGCGAGAGCAATGCGCGACCTGAAGTGGATGGAAAACCGCCGCAACAAGGCGATCGCCGCGCTTCAGAAAGAGGCGGCCGAAGCGCGCAAAAAGGTGCGGGAACAGGTCGCCAAGGAGGTGGCTAACACCCCACTATTCCGCGCCATCCGCTGGCTGCGGCATGGGGTCATCGACAACCCGGATACCGGCGAGGAGATACAATCCCTGCAAGGGCACAAGCTGAAGATATCGGATCTCGAAGCCATGTACCCAGCCGGAGCCGTGGACTCTTCGGTGGACTGGAAGAAACTCGGATACGGCAAGTACGGCATGCTCGCCGCCGAGGGTCTTCACCCGGATATCATCGCGCACATGGTCGGATTCCAGACTGGGTACGAGTTGGTCTCAGCCCTGATCGAAGCACCCAGCTTCAAGCAGGAAGTGGAGGGCATAACCGACCAGCGCATGCTGTCCGAACACGGTGATCTGGCCACTCCGGAAGGCATCGCCAAGGCTGCGGATGAAGCGATCATGAACGACACCCGCACCAAATTCCTTGCTACGGAGTTGTCCAGGTTGGTCACCCACCTCGGATCCCCGGCGGCAATTGCTCGCGCCGCGATGGCGTACGCAAAAGCCACCGTCGACAACCATATCGTGGGCAAACTTCGGCCGAACACGTTCACCGCAGACGCGGCGCGCGCGGGCAAGGCTTCTCTGCTGGCGTTCGGCAAGGGGGATATTGACGGCGCCGCCGCTGCCAAGCGTACGGAGATCCTCAACCACGCCACAGCACGCGAGGCGTACGCGGTAGAGAAGGAAATCAAAGCGATGATTTCCAAGCTCCAGAAGATGGCGCAAGCCACCGACGAGTCCGCGGCGGCCAAGGCGCGGGACATGGACGTGGTCAACGCTGTGCGGGTAATCCTGTCGTCGTATGGTATCGGGTCTTCCGCCAAGGGAGAGCAGGCCGCGACCTATCTGGACAATCTGCGCACCCTGGAACCTGTCATCGCCGACGAGCTGAAAGGTCTGGTGGACGCAGCTACGCAGAACAAGAAGGACTGGAAAAAGCTGAAAGTGTCGGAACTTCGTGATCTGTTCACCGATGTGTCGGGCGTGTGGGAGCTCGCCAAACGGTCGCAGCAGCAGGTAGTCGACGGAAAACGCGTTGAGCGCGCCAGCATAGTACAGCAACTTGTCGACCGTCTGCAGACGCGCCACCCAGCAACGCAAGGCGCCAGTTCGGGCAATCGGGCGTTGACCAAGGCGGAGCAACGCAAGGCTAAATTCTCCACCGTCAAGGCGCTATTCCGCCGCGTCAGCGACTGGGCAGAATCGATGGACGGCGGCCGCAAGATGGGTCCGTTCCGTAGGTATATCTGGTTCCCCCTCAAAGACGCGGCCGATCGGTATCGGATCGACAAAGAGCAGAAGTTGACTGAGTACCACGCCCTGCTGGAGGCCGTAAAAGATTCCTTCAACGGGAAGGTCATCGACGGCCGCCCATACGGGGTCGACTACATCTTCGGGGGCGGTGAGGTGGACGGCATGTCTGAGCTTCTCCATGCGTTGCTTCATACCGGCAACGAGAGCAACAAGCGCAAACTGTTGCTCGGCCGCGGATGGGCAACGAAGAACGCGGATGGGACTCTGGACACCGTGAACTGGGATCGGTTCATCCACGCCATGCAGGCGAACGGCACATTGACGAAGGCGCATTATGATTTCGTGCAGGGCGTGTGGGATCTGCTTGAGAGCACCAAGCCCTTGGCGCAGCGGGCGCACAGAGCTGTGTTCGGCCGGTCGTTCAACGAGATCACTGCGGAGAAATTCATCACCCCATGGGGCGAATACCGTGGCGGGTATGTCCCCGCGCAAGCAGACACAGACAAGGTGACGGATGCCGCCGCACGCGCTCTGGCGAACCAGGCCAACGAGAACATGACGTATTCGTTCCCGTTGCCCGCCAGTGGATTCGCAAAAAATCGGGTTGAGTACAACGTCCCGCTCCGCCTAGACTTGCGCACCCTGGCCGGGCACCTCGACAAGGTCTTGCTGTTCTCCCACCTTGCGGAACCTGCGGCTGACGTTCGCCGCCTGTTGATGAACAAGGAACTCGCGGCGGAGCTTAAACGTGTAGACCCGTCGGTCGTCGAGTCCATGCTGACACCTTGGCTTGAGAGATCCGCGAAGCAGATCATCGAGACGCAAGACCCGTCGAACAAGGGGCTGGCGCGCATATTCTCGGTTGTGCGTACCCGCGCCGGGATAACAGCGATGATGGCAAACGTTATCAATACGCTGCAGCAGCTGACCGGTTTCGCCACGATCATGTCGAAGGTGGACGGTAAGTACATGATGGAATCCCTCGCGCAGCACGTCGCGAATCCGGCGGATTCCTACGCCTTCGTCACCGAAAACTCGAACTACATGCGCTTGCGGCTTGAGCGGGGGTCGATAGCGATGTCGGGAGATATCGTCGACGTACTGACCAACCCCGGTAAATACGACAGGGCGGTAGACTGGGTCCGCAAGCACGCCTACTTCATGCAGACTGGCATCGATCAGGTCATCACGCCTGTTATGTGGACGGCTGTGTACAAGCAGGCTTTGGGGGAAGCGGAAGGGACGCCCGCACAGAGGCACCTAGACGCTGTGCGCTTGGCTAACGACGCCGTCGCCCAGACGCAGGGATCGCAGTTCGCGGAGGAAGTCGCCAAATTCGAGGTCGGCTCGCCGTTCTATCGGATGTTCATGCAATTCACCGGATTCTTCAACGCGCAGGCCAACTGGATGGGGACAGAATTCGCCAAAGTGGCGCGGGACATGGGGTTGAAAAAGGGCCTGGGCCGCGGCTTGTACATCTATCTGCTGGGCGCGGCCATCCCTGCCATAGTCAGCGAGGCTATCGTGCAGGCATTCCGGGGCGGGCCACCAGACGACGACAAGGACGGAGAATACCTCGACGACTGGATATCCTCCTTGATGCTTGGCACACTGCGTTACCAGGCCGCGATGGCCCCGGTAGTCGGACCGGCCGCGATGGCGCTCGCGAATACGTTCAACAATAAGTCTTACGACGACCGGATATCAACGTCACCTGCCATCAGCATGATCGAGAGCAGTTTCCAAGGCGTGCGTGAACTTTACGACGCTGTCGCGGATAACGAGTCCTCGAAGAAACCCAGCCGGGTAATCATGGACTCCGCGACGCTGGTGTCTATGGTCCTCGGCGTGCCCATCCGCACTTTAGCCAAACCCTTCGCCTATGGCGCCGACGTCGAAGTTGGTAAAGTATCGCCCACTGGCCCGCTCGACTACACTCGGGGCCTACTGACAGGCGTCGCCAGCCCTGAATCAAAACAGTAGAGGAAAACACCATGACACAAATTATCGACCGCATACAAGGGCTTTCGGGCTCCTCGGCGTTCAAAGTACCTGTTCAGGCGGCCACGACCGGGAACATCATTCTCAATGGCCTGCAGACCGTCGACGGTGTCGCGCTCGCAGCCGGGGACCGGGTTCTAGTCCGCGCGCAGACCGACGCCGTCGACAACGGCGTGTATGACGTGGCGACATCCGACTGGCAGCGTTCGCTGGACTTCAATGGGGCGGGCGACGTGGTTGATGGGCTGCTGGTTAACGTCATTGGTGGAGACACAAACTACGGACTGTGGATACTCGACGCCAAAAACCCGATAGTCGGGACCAGTCCCCTGACATTTAACCGGTTTGGCGGGTTCGAAGACGCCGACCACGTAGTGTATACCCCCTCGGGGGTAGGTGCTGTCGTTACTACGGTACAGACAAAATTACGTGAAAGCGTTTCGCCGAAAGATTTCGGAGCAGTCGGCGATGGTATCGCTGACGATCTTGCCGCACTGAAACTATCCCTTGAAAGCGGCTATCCGGTGGATGGCCTTGGCCTTACGTATGCGATTAACGGCACATGTGCGCCCGCAAATTTCAAAGGTCTGTTTAACGCCAATCTAAAGCAGATAGGGGACAACTCCGCCGCCAATGTACAAACCCTCAAACTTGTTGGCATCAGCGATTTTTTCATTAAAGATGTCAGTATCAACATGGGCAGTAACGTAACGACGTTATTTGCTGACGATGGGAATTCAGGTATTTATATCGGAGGATCAAGCCCCTCTAGCTACATTACCAACTTTAATGTCAGTAACGTAAAAGTCACTGGCAATGGTTGCGGGGCGGGTATTCAAATTCGCCACGCCAAACACTTTACAATTAGTGATTGTAAAGTGTTTGATCGTATTTCTGGTTCGTCCCCGGATCCTACCAACGATTCGCAAAACGGTATCGAATTCATAAATTGTCATCGTTGGTCCGGTAGAAGTTTGGTTGTTCATAACCTGAAAACCCGCCTGGGCGGAGTTGATACGGTGAAATGGACACGCGGCATTCTTTGCGCCGAGGCGGTAGATTGCGCCTTAAGCGGGTGTAGTTCTAGCGAAGTTGATCAAGGCTTTGATTTTTCCGGAGGATACGTTGCGGCGGATGGGTATCTCGGGAATCGCCGCTGGTCCTTGTCAAATTGTGTTGCCAGCAGCTGTAATACCTATGGCTTTAAGTTTGCTAACGTCACCAAGGAGGGGACGGTTGTTGGGTGCGTTGCGAGCAATATCGGGACGATTGGTTTTGTCACCTCTGCTCCATCGTCAATCACTGCCGGGCAAGAAAAGCTTATTACCCAAAACATCGATTTCGTTGGTTGCAAAGTTATTAATATGTTGGGTACAGGGTGGAGTGGGGCCGGAGCAACCGGTTTTCGAGTGATGTCGAACGCGACGTACCCGACGTACCCGAGATCTATTTGCTTCCATGATTGTGTAGTTTTGGACACACAGGACACCCCAACTACACTGTCTGGGTTTGTCAGCGACGCTGCGCCCCCCACATACGGCGAGACGGATTATGGCAAGGATGTTGCTAGCACCACGATAGACTGTACCGTTGGCCCTGGTATTGCTACCCCGTACTCCGGCATCGGCCCGCCCCTCTGCGTAATCACAGGTTCTGGGACACAAACCATACCCAATGGAACGTATACGGAGATTTCATGGGGAACCGAAATGTCCGATACGTCAAGATTGCACAATCCCGCGAGCAACCCGGAAAAGATATACATAAAGAAATCGGGGTGGTATACGATAAATGCTCAAATTTCATTCGATACCAATGCTACGGGGGTGCGCATAATCAGATTGCGCAAAAATGGTGCTGTATTGGACAGGTCAACAATGACGGCAGCCCCAGTTACCGGCGCTTCCTCGTCCATAGCGACCACCGTGCCTGTTATTTTAGCCGCCGGCGATTACATTTCAGTGGAAGCATACCAAAACAGTGGGGGTGACCTTGATGTCAAAACCAATGAAAGCAATTTCAACCTGATCTGGATTGGGTAGTGGGTAGCGCCTCGCTCTTTAACTCCTCGATGCACAACTGGAGGTAGGTAACGGCCTTCTCAAGATCTTCCATGCCGTTTTTCTCCCACGCACGGATCGTGTACTCAAGCGCACGGTCCCAGCAGTTCACTGCGAAAGCCGAGGGAGGGGAATCCATGGCGTCGATCTTGGCGAGCAGAGCGCGCCGGACGTCCATTACCTCGACGCCGGGGAGAAGCTGGTAATGCTTCGGCTTGGATACGTTGTCGTAGTGCAGGCCCTCGTTTCCGTTCTGACCAATAGTATCGATGCGTTCTTCGTCGAATGTAGGAGGAACCAATTTCGATTTCCAATTGCCAAGCTCGCCCGCCACGGTAACGCACGTTTTGCACACGGTACTGCTTCGAGCAGCGCTATCGAACACGCAGTTACTGCAAATCTTTTCCATCTCAGTTTCTCCTTTTCATCGCATCAAGCAAAATTTCCTGCGTCGACTTCTTCCCAAGCAGGCGTTCCGAAACCAATTCATCTACGGTATTACGCGCCACGATATGGTGGAGGAATACCGGTCTGTCCATGCCGGCCTGCATCTGCCTCACCGGGCCTATCCGCTCCACGATCTGCAGATAGTCCTCAAGCGACCAGTTGCGCGTGAAAAACACCATTTGGTTGCAGACGTATTGGAATCCGTCGATACCATGGCCGGCAGATTTGGGGTGGGTGAACAGTACGGGTATCCTTCCGGCCTTGAAATCGTCCTCGTCTTTCTGGCTTCTCAACGCGCGCCCCTTTGGGTAGGCTTTGAGCAGGCGTTCCAGATCCGACCTGAACTCGTACACCACGATGACTGGCGCGCCGCACGCCTCCTCTATGATGTCGTCGAGCGCTTCCAGCTTGGCGTCGTGCACCTCGCGCCACTCCTTGGATCGCGGATCCGCATCACTGTCTACATCGGGGTCCAAATAGACCGCGCCGCTCGACAGCTGTAAACACTTTTGCGTGCGACCGGCGGCGTTCACGGCGGATGCGGATCTATCCGCCGCGATCTGGGCAAACATATCGTTTTCCATCTCCTTGTACAGCTTGCGCGCCTTCACTGGCAGGTCCACGAACACCTCGTTCACGATCGGTTCTTTCAGGTCGAAATAATCCTTGGCGTCGATCGTCAGGCAGATGTCGGCAAGGGCCGCGTGAATCTGCGCCTCCGCACGCTCTCGTGGGATTAGCGTCCTGCCGTCGTAATCCGTCTCGAACCACCGCTGCTTGAACGCTTCGTACGTTCTTCCCAGCCGGCGTCCGCCGTCGAGAAACCAGATCTGACCCCACAGGTCTTTCAGGCCGTTCGGAGCTGGCGTTCCCGTGAGTTCGATGAATCTGCGGACATGCGAATGCGCCACCATGCCGAGAGCGCGGGCACGCTTTCCGCCCTGACCACGAAGGAATTCCTTACCCTTCGAGGACGTCTGGAACGACAGGCGAACGCTCTTCAACTTCGTGGCTTCGTCGGCGATGACGGTTCTGTATGGCCAGCTTGATCCCCACTGTTCCGTCAGCCATTCCAGGTTCTCGTAGTTGGTGGTAAACACCTGAGCGTCCTGTCTGGCGGCCAGCGCGCGTTCTGCCGCCGAACCGACGATAGGCACGATGCGCATGTCTTTCAGGTGGTCCCACTTGGCGGCTTCCGTGACCCAGGTACTGCGTGCCACCCGCAGCGGCGCGAGCACCAGCACCGGGTCTGATTCTCCGGCCAGTTGCAGCGCGTCGACGGCGTTCAGGGTGGCTATCGTTTTGCCCAACCCCATGCCGGCCCACAGCGCGCAGCGAGGGACGTTCAGCATGTGCTCGGTGGACAGGCCCTGGTAGGCGCGCGGGGTGAATGGTTCGCTCACCGAAGCACCTCGTCAACCTGTGAAAAACAATCAACCACTTCCACCCGCCACCCGTACCGGCGCAGCTCCGTGTGCTCGCGCAACTGGCTGACGCGCGGCTTCTTCCCAGGGGCCTTCACCTCCACCAGGAATCTCTCCGCCGGTATCGTGCCAGCCGGGCCGTTCGACACGACTTCAGGCAGCATCACCAGAATGTCCGGGGCGCCGACGTGACCTTCCCATTTCACCTTCCGTGTGATGCCGCCAAGCTCCCGCACCCGCTTAACCAGGTAGGCCTGGACCTTACCCTCGGGCGTCATTGCGCGAACTCCTCAGCGAGCATGGCATCAAGAGCGTGCCAGGACTGCGTGCCGTAGGTGAACTTGTCCCGGCACTCACGGATGGCATGAAGCCGGACCATCCGCACAACAGCTTTGTCAGGGTCCGACGTGACTTCGCCCAGTGCAGCCAGATACGCTTTGTTAATGGCATGGGCGAACGCGGCGTCCATGCGCCACCGGCCGGAGGGATTCTCGGCCAGGTAGTCGGAGTACCACTTCCTGGCGGTATCAAGGTCAAGCGCCACGGTACAGCACCTCCACGACAAGACCTGCGACGGCACAGACAATGCAGGCCCACAGCACCCACGTGTCGCCGGTCCGGTGACCGTCACTGCTGCTGCTGCTGCTGCCCAGGCCGTGCCCGAAGGCTTCCCTCGCCGTGCGAGGCGTCTTCGCCATGAACTTATAGTTCTCGTGCAGGCTTCCAAGATGGGAGTATTTTTCGTTCGACATATCAGGGCTCCTCGTACATTATTTTCACCAGCTTCACGTTACATGGGTCCCACTGGCAGGAGCGATCCCCTACGTAGGTGCGCACCTGTATCCACTGGAATGGGAAAGAATCCATGAAAGCCACCACCCTGCCAAGTCCGTCCGGGCACACCGCTTCCTGGCCGATTACCGGGTGTTTGAACTCATGTGCCATATCAGTGCTCCTCAAGAAAAGTGTTCAACGACACCAAGCGGCCAACCAAGTCCTCCGCCACGGTCTTCGCGGCGGGCATGGTGTCGAAACGCCCGAGGCACAACCTTCTTCCCGGCGGTCCATACCACACCGAGTACCCACCGAAGGTTTTCTCTACGTTCACTACTCTGCCGGCGGTTTCCAACCTTGCTGTACCCCTGGCCAGATCGGTGTCCCACTCAATGTTCATGCTTCTTCCCCGTCGAATATCGGTTCCCCGAGCTGCCCATTGTGCACGTGCACCCCAGCCGGAAGATCGAGGTCCGACCACGACATGCTCGGGGCCGAGGTAAAGCCTCTCCCGCCTAGGCGTATGTACCCTCTGCCGTACCCGGCATAAATGCTCTGCGCCCGGCGGAATACCGGCGTTTGGTAGAACACCCCGTTCTTTTGCAGAACCACCTGAGCGCCGTGTATCTGGTGGAATAGGTTGAGCATGGTTGTTTCTCCTTTCACTACTTAGCACACCTTCAGTGTAGCAACCGCTACGCAATACGTCAATCTTTTTTGTACCGGTAGGATTCGTATCCAGCCGCAGCGAGAGGCATATCGAGCGCGTACGCGGGCGGAGTAGCGAGCAACGCGCTCAAACCGTGATGTGTGTAGTCGTCGGAGTCCGCGACCTCTGTTACCACCTCGTCGTGTACATGCAACACGATTTCATACCCCGCGTCTTCAATGTGCGGCATGGCGTCGTAGAGGATGTCGCGAGCGAACGACTGGGTGCAGTTTTCCGCCAGCTTCCCCGAATATGTGTTTATCCGTTGGTATTTCCGGGTGTACTGGTTGATGCCCGTGAAAGACAATTTCCCACTATCGTCCACCCTCGGGCTCGGGTAGCAGAGCGCGCGCCCGGATGGCAGTACAATGCGCAACCAGGCACCATCCCGGCGGATCTTGAACCGGCCGTAGGTGAACGTCTCTCCGGGGTTCTGCGTGGCGCTGCGGAAACCGTCTTCGAGTCCCTTCCATAGCTTCACCGTAGCCGGATGTGCGGCGCGCCACAGCCTCTTGAACACCTCGCAGGTTACGGCTGCCCGATGCGACATCGGATGCACTGTCCCCACGCTCGCCTGCCAGTCCAAGAAGCCTTCAGCCTCGCGTACCGTATCGTCGGGCAAGGTTTCCCACGCGGCATCCGCCATCTCGTCAAGGTCGATTCCGTAGACGTTGGCGAAGGTCACGAAGGCACCGATACCGCCAGCGTATCCGCAGTTGTGGACGATTACAGGGCCGAGGTCAGTCAGTACTGTGAACCTGTTCAGAGCCCCGGCGTTCAAGATGTCGAACGTGTTGCTCCAGCTCTCTGATTCTGGCTTCGAGGGCTTGCACCGTTCGCTTGTTGTTGCAGTTCTCTTGCTTCGTGATGAACCGCAGATTCCCAGGTTCATACCCCTTGTTGACATCCGTGCGGTCGAGTTCAAGCAGCGGGTTATCCCAGCCTGGAAGCCCCGCCACGTAGCGAAGAAATTCTCTACGATCCTGTACCCAACCTGGGAAGACTTGTATCCCCCGCCCTCCGTAGTTCCTGTACCCCTTGTCATTCGGGTTCCGGCATCGGTTGACGCAGGCACTGATACGCCCGAGCAAACGTCTCCTGTGCTCGTCGTCAGGAACGATGTCAGCGTACCCGTGATACTTTTTACGCCATTTTCCAGCCGCCCCTTTAGAGCAGCAGTTGCACCGTGTAGACGCTCCGGTAAGGAGGTTTGATTTCTCGACGAGGCGTTTCGGCGACCCACAAGAACACTCGACCCACACCCGCCGGCACCCGCCAGCGGGGCCGAGTTCGACACCGACGACGGTAAGTTCACCGAACCGGTCACCAATGCTTGGGATAGGAACTTTTCGCTTGAAACGAGTTGATGCGCCGGAGTCCAAGTTTGCCCTGTTAAGACCAAATGATCCGGCGTTAGGCGCATGCCGCCCACACTGACAACCCTCTTCACACCTTTTTCCACGACGCCTTGGTGTTGTACCCATTCCGCACCGTCCCATAGTTTGTCGGAAGATAACACCTCCACGATCGCCTTGTATCCGCTATCAGTCAACACTTTGGTACCCGGGGCGAAACAAGCCAGCTCCATTACCTTGCCAATTTGCCGACCGAACTTGCTTACCTCGTTCGGTGGTATGCGGAACGCTTCTCCATACGCTTTCTTGTAGAGGTCTGGACCGTGCCCCTCGTCGAAGTCCCGGAACGCTTGCAACTTCCACTCTTCACCCGCCAGCCAGGCCAGCCCCCGGCCTTCGATGTTGCTCAGGTCTGACACCACAAGCTTCTTGCCGGGGGGCGCAGAGATACAGGGCCGTATCGTAGATGTGGTCAGCTTCATCACGTCCGGAAAGAGCAGATCCTCTGACCCGTCCAGCAGCGACTGGATGCCGAGATCGATCAGATCAGCCGGCAAAAGCCCCCGACTAGGGAAGTTCTGCGGCTGCACTGTGCGCCCTGCGGCCCGCCTTGTTCTGGCCGCACCATCGAACTGGATGGTGCCACGCATGCGCCAGTCCAGGCCGGCCCCACGTCGCATCGCTTTGTACTTACTGGTACTTGTGCTGGACACCTGCAGACGTATACGGAGCAATTCTTTAACACCTTCGTCGAGCTCGGGATCCTCCAGCCTGCGCTCCAGTGTCGAAGCCCGCATGTCAGGAAGCATAACGCCATGCTGTTCGAGCAGATACCGCAGCATCTCGTCGCGTTGCGTAGTGCTTCCGAGACCTTCACCGGTCTCGCTGTCGTAACCCGTCGACGCGCGTGTCTCTTTTTTCAATCGAGCTTGTTCTTGGGCGACAGCGCGCAATGCAGCATCGACGAGTTCCAGGTCGAGGTAAAATCCACGGTCGTTGATCTGCTGGTCCCGATGCCAGTGCGCGAGTTCCAGATCACGCGGGCGGTTCTGCCCAGGTAGATCGAACGTGTAGTTCCATGCTGGCAGCTTCGCGCATATCGCGCGCATGGCGACCACGTCCTGCGTTGCGTATTCCAGGTACTCCGCCCACAAGGCCGGATCGGTTGCTTTCGTCGCCCTACGAATTTTGCTGTTCTTCGGCCGTGGTTTGCAGAACAGCAGCATCAGCTCTTTGCCGCGCTTCATCTTCCGATAGTCTAGGCCGATGTCCAGGATCTCGCCCAGCTTGTCCAGACTACCGGGAAGCCCGTGAGCCAGGGCACGCACCATAGAACAGCGCCACTTCGGGATCGGTATCTCTATCTTCAGATTGCCCAGCCGCAGGACGTTGCGATCGAACATCGCGTTGTGCGCCACACAAATATCGGCGGCATGCGCCATATCCGCGAACATGGACACGTCACCCTTTGGCCCGTTCGCTACGTCGATCCTGCCAGCAGGCCCGTCATCCACCGCGTAGGCGATAATGTCCACTTCGCAGTTCTCGGCATAGATGTACGTCCCTTCCTTGAGCGGACGCTCGCTGTATGTCTCGGTGTCAAGCCAGAGGATCCCCATCACCGCTCCAAGAGAAAATACAATTGTCAGTCCACTGTGGGCCGAGGTCGTTATAGGTGGCCTTCGCTATGCCGAAGGACGGCAATATCGCCCTCCACGGGCCGCCTTTTACCCACCTGTACCAGCACCCGGCGAGCGGACGGTTGCGGTAAGGGTGATCACATGGGAGGGTATTAAGCATCGTTTGAGGGTGACTCGTTCACATCCTTGGCGCGTTTTGTCTTGCGTGCTCCTCGCGGATTGCCCGAAGTTGTGGCCTGCTATGTCAACAGGGGGGTACAGGCCACTCGGGAGGATGTGCTGTGTGCCTCGTGAGTCAGTCGAAGTTAAGAAGCAGGAGCACCCCGTTCACATTATTTTGTACGGTATACCGTACCTGAATTGCCAGACAATTTCCACGCGTAGCGAGCACCTTCCGGCCTGAACTTTTTGGCCAGATTCTTTGCCGCCATGAGTGGCGCTTTCAACCCCCCATTCACCGGAAAGTCAAAAGCGTCGCCCGGTTGCATGGCGCCGAGCGCTTCGACGAATGCGGGGTCAGCTTTACTGGCGCGGGTGGGTTGTTCTTTTCGTAATTCGTACACGGCATGTCCTTTCAAGGTTTATGTGGGGCGGCGTTGCTCCCCCCGGGATCCCCCAGAGGTGCCGCCAAACTGCTAATCAGACCAGATCGTCGTCCTCGGAGTCCCCGAGATCGTCGAACTCGTCCGCTTTGGCCGCAGAACCGCCGCCGAACGCATCCCCATCACGCACGAACTGAACACCCGAGAAACTGGCGCGTAGACCGGGGTTTTCGCCTTTCTGCGCATAGATGTCGACAGTAGCATTGACGTAGCAACCAGCGTACGGCTTGCCGTCTTCCTCCATCAGGAGGTTGGGGCTGCCGTCCGGCAACTTCGGGCGACGGTCGATGACCAGCGGGCGCACTTTGGAATGGCATGCCAGATACCACAGGCCCGCGTAGCCGTCGTAGTCCTTCATGTCGCCATCCTGATAGGCATACTTGTTCGTCTGGCTTTCCAGGTTCCTGAGGGTCTTTTCGGCCTTCTCTCCCCAAGTCTCGACCCCGGCCTCCGCAATAGCCGCGCGGATCCTTTTATCGTTTTCGCTGCCAGGTTCGATCAGGAAGGTGGCGTCGTACCGCGGTTTCCCATCACCCGGCTTGAATTCCTTCGCGCGAAACAAGTTCGGGAATGACAAACGTACGTCGTTCAATTTGACTTTGGCCATGATGTTTTCCTTTAAGTAAGGTCTTGCTCAAGGTCGTCGAAATCATCGGCTTTAGCCGACGGCACAACGGCCTCACGTTTATCGCTCTCTGGAGCGACTGACAAGCCGCCCTCGGAACGGATGATGATGTCCTGCAGCCGCTTCCACTGCCTGGGTCCGATTACCGGTTTGCCATCAGGTCCGGAATACTTTGAGAGTTTTTCGGCTGTAGTCGGGCTGATGAGTTTGAGGTCGTACATCTCCTCAACCTTCAACCGCATCGACTTCAGCTGGGTTTCCGCCTCCCCAATGTCGGACCACTGGCGGTTGCCCTGTTTACCGCGTACCAACTTGTACCCCGGCACGCCAATGCCCGCCAGCAGATCGGATTCAACTTTGGCGCGGATGGCCTTAACCCATATCTCGATCAGGGGGGCAACTCTCATTTTGTCCGACAGTGATGCGGGAGACAGTGCACCGACAGCGTCTACAGCGTCCTGCACCGCATCCGGGGTGAGCTCCTGGCCGTCGTCAAACTCAGACAGCACAGTGCGGGCAACCAGATTGGACAAGGCGGGGCAATCTGCTTTGGCAGGGCAGAATTGGCACTGTATCTCACCGGGATTGAAAAACTCAGGCCCCGGATTGGCGATGGCGCGGTCCACCGAGTCGGCAGCAGTAGCTACGGACATCGCGAACTCCTCAAGTTCCTCGATAGTCGCCTGCCACACTTCGGGGGTCCCCGACAACCGGACCTGGTGGATGAACATCGCTACACGGTCGAACGTGTGCACCAGGCTGTACTCTTCAATGGCCCCAAGCGCGTACAGCATAAGCTGGCGATTATGGTCTGCGGACACTTTTTTACCCATGCCGTATTTCAGGTCGTGGATCTGGAGTTCGCCCGTCTCGGTTATCACCACCGAGTCCGCGGTACCAGTGGCGCCCTCTTCACCGGTAAATTTTCCGATTGGCAGCCGCTGCTCCACCATCAGGACTCCCTCGCCGACCTGACCTCTGACGGAATCCAGGTATACCCGGATATAGCGGACCATATCGGACGTGACGTCATGCCCCTCGTCGGAGATATAACACCCCCCTTTTTCGTCAACATGGTAGATGTCATGCAGAAATTCTGCCGGGTCTAGGTCATCCTCAAGGCAAATTGCGGCGATATGGTGCGCGACCGTTCCCTCGTCCGCGTAGCTTGAGGAAGTGTCGGGAATGCCTTCCGACAATGGAACGGATCCCGGGCACAGCATCCATCTGTCGGCGCCTGAAGGGCTGAGTTTGGCGTGGTAGGCCATGATCAGTCCTTCAGCAGCAATTCGACTTCACTGAGGATGAACCGCATCCTGCTTTGGTCGTGCGCGCCGTCCACCGAAATGCCCTCTTCAAGATTCTTCGCGGCCTTGTTATAGTGCCGCATCAGCTTTATCGCCTCCTTCCGGTCCTTGTTGACCAGTGCGGAGAAACGCGGGGCGAGATCCTTTTTGTAGTCCAGACCAGTCGAGGCGCCAGTATCGGCGGGTGCAGACGCATCGGCCCCCGAGGATTTCGTGGTGCCAGAAGATGGCTCCCCCTCAGAAGGGGATTCCTTGGCAGGTTCTGTCTGCGCAGTTACGGTGGCTTCCGTCTGCTTGGCAGCTCGGGTAGACGCAGTGGTCGACTTCCCCACCGGTTCTTTTTCCAATTGGCTGATCAATTTCTCGATTAGACCGGATAACCGATCGATGCTTTGTTCGAGGCTCATTTCGTACTCCTAGTTTGCAGCGCGGATGGAATCGGCAATCGCCAGGCCTTCTTCACCCGTCAGGATGTAGTGCAGGCCGTAGCGGCGGGTGCCGGGCGGGATGATCTTGGCGGCGAGCGTCTGGCCGTTGCTCGTCAGCGGCAATACCCAGGCTTCGTCGGCGTGGCGGGTGACGGAAAAATCGGGCGGAAAGTTCAAGCGCTGCTGATCGCCGAGTTGACCACCCCCGTCCGGGGCCGGTCCGATAACCGCATCGAGAAATTTCAGGGCTTCCGCCAGGTCAGCCTCGGCCCGGCGCTGTTCGCGATGGCCGGGGTCGGTGGCGTTGAGGTGGGCGCGAGCGCGATTGTTCTGATTCAGAAAAACGATGGTTTGAAGTCCGTGCATTTTAGTCTCCGTTGGGTTGGGAAGAACGGGCGGTTGGCCCGGCGGGAGGGGCCGTGCCCCTCCGACCTGATCAACTGTGCATGCAGTTGCGAATGCGGATGCTGTTCATGTGGATCCGCGCGGCTTGTGAGGTAGGGAACGACTGACTCATGCTCCTGGTAGAGCAGTCCATCACCATCCAGCGCAACGGCGCTGTTGCGTGACGATGGGTAGCGACCAGAGCGAACGGGTAGTCCGCGCCGATAGAATGTTGCTGAAGACCACTATGTCCTGCGTGTGCCATTTGGAACTCCTTAGTGCGTTGAGGGAGGTTGTACTGTAGCAGACATTACGGCGGGTGCGCAAGTACCGTACAGAATTAAATATAAAAAATCTTCTTCGGCTGGTTAAGCGCGAACATGGTGTTCTCCTAAAATGTTGAAGAGTAGGTTATACTACGAGAATAAACAACTGAAAGGGCTCAAATGAACCCGCTCCTGACTTGGTGGACCTCCGCCTCACCTGAAGACAAGAAAGCACTGGCGGAAGCTGCCGGAACGACGGTTCCCGCACTCCACCAATCCGCCCACGCGTACCGTTCTTCCGGTGAGCTCAGCCTCAGCCCTGAACTCGCTCGACGCATTGAAATCGCGCTTAACGGCGCAGTAAAACGTGAGCAGATGTGCCCCGCGTGTTCCCGGTGCGAGTATGTGTCCAAGTGCACTAACTAGCATCGAAAAGCCCCATCGAACTCTGCACACCGCCGGGACCGGTCTGCTTCCGGTGCTCCCCTTTCGGCTGCATGCGCGCCTTGTCCCCGAACCAAATGATGACCGTGCCGTGATCCGTATACTCTTTCTTTACTGCGTAATCGCGGCCGCCCTTTTCACGACCTGGCTCACCCTTCCCGGCGCTCTCCCGGGCGTACTTCTCGCGGACGCACTTCTTGCAATCCAGCAGGTAGCCGGTTCGGGACTGCTTCCTGGCGGTGAACGAACTGGGCGGCTTCTCCACCCCGCAGGTGCGGCAGACGACGGCCCTCGGGGTCTCGTGAGCGTCGGACAGTGTGGGGAACGATCCGTCCAGCCCGGCCTTGACGTAGCGCATTGGCCTGGCATCGCCGGATACGCACGATATGCATCCGTGGTAGACCAACTTGCGCAACCCGCTGGTGGTCTTCTGGGTTCCCACCCCCCATGCGTTGGACGCGTCTATGGCGGTGAACACATCGGGCAGGAGTGACATCAGCCGGTCACGTTCCGCCGCTGCCGCTGCCCGCTCTCGTTTGGTCCTAGTGGTCCTGTCTTGGCGCCGCATCTTGCCCTCCTGTAAGCCATTCGCAATCATCCCGGAAGTAGCAGTTCGAGCACTGCTCTCGTCGCGGGTGCGGTATGAAATCCCCGATGCACTCGGGGGTCTTCTCCGGCTCGGGATAGAATCCGAGCCATTCCAGTATCTTTTTGAATATCTTCATCCTTCCACCTCGATTTCTGTCCACGGTGCGGGATATAGGGGCTTGGAGACAGGGTCGCGAGGCTCCTCTGAGTAAAAAGAAGTCGTAAGGTATACCCCGTTTTTAGGGTGCTGCATAACCCACTGCCACACCTTTACTTTCGCCTTCGGCTTGTCGCGGATTTCGTACTGGTCTACTGGCAAGCACCAATCCCATGGCGTACCCGCGTCTCTCCATGGGAAATTCGCTATATTCGCTACTCGAATCTGTTTTTCCGGGTCCGCAGCCGCTTCCTTCAATTCCCTGTAAGGGTCTTTGATACGATACTTTGTATTGATGTCCCATGAAGGAGTTTCAGTTTCTACCCACCTGCCTGCAAAGGTGTTAAACCACTCGGCTTCCGCGCCGTCTGCCCATGCTTTGATTAAGTCTGCGTGTTTGTGGGGTTTCATTCATTTTCTCCTTCGAAATTCAGCCCGATGCTGAAGGACTCGCCGGTAGCCGTGACGGTGAGGAAAAAGTCTTCCCGCGTGGCTTCTATGCCAAAAGAATTGGCCCCGTTTGCGTGCGCCATGGTGGAGAAATCGTCGCACTTCACCAGGCCTTTCGGAGTGAGTACGCTTTCCTGCCAGAACCGATCCCCGAGTTCGCATGCCTCGTATGCAGTAATGCCGAACACCAAGAAAGACGGACCCTGGTCGACGCCGTTGTATGCGCCAGTGAGGGGGACGACCTCGAACGCATCGTCCAGTATCTCCAACAATTCCGCATTGTCGCGGACATTCTCTTCGCAGTCCCAAGGACCGGCAGCTTCTCGGGTGGCGGTGATGATGGCCCAGTCGTCGCGGGAAGTGAGTCTTGATTCGATTGACATTTTAGTGCTCCTTGTTGGTGGTTGGTATGGCCCCTCTCGCGGGGCCTGTAGATTAGGCAAACTCGGTCCGGCGTTGTTGGTCGTCTATTATGCAGGCGTTGCAAGCCTCGTCGTAGGTGGTCTGGCTTTGAATAGTGCGGCCGGTTTCGTCTACCGCGTGGAAGTACCCGTTTGCGTCTTCATGCACATCGTAGCCGGCGGGAATGATGCGTTGCTGGTACTGGGTGCGGGTCATTTCGTGCTCCTTGCCGGTGGTTGGTGACTCCACTGTAGCACCGGTTACAAGAAATGCAAAATTTATTTTTTACCCCCTGATCACTGTAGCCTGTGCTACCCTAAAGTTTCCGGTCCAGATTGTGGCGCAAGCGGCGTGCGGCCTTCACCCGTA